CCGGCTTTGCCGGTGCGACCAGCTTCGCGGGTGTGTCGGTGAACCAGGGCCGAACGGCTCAGGGCGTGGTGGTTGGCGGTGTGGACCTCTACATCTCCGACTTCGGCGAGCACAAGGTGGTTCTGAACCGCTACATGCGCGCGTCCACGCTGTTCTGCATCGACCCCGACTACGTGTCCACCGCGTGGCTGCGGCCCATCAAGTACACGTCGCTGGCGAAGACCGGTGACGCGGACAAGGGCCAACTGCTGTGCGAGTTCACCGTGGTGATGGAGAACCCGGACGCGCACGCGAAGATTCAAGACCTCACCTAACGCTCCTTGATCCCCGGGGCTTCGGCCTCGGGGGTTTTTTGAAAGGAAAGAACCATGCGACTGGCACCGAACTACCTGCGCCTGAACAAGCAACTTCCCCCGAACTACCGGCGCATCAACAACCGCTAACCATGCAAGTACGACTCTCCGTCCCTGAACAGTTGCGCAATCGGCCACCGAAGTTCCATGGTGAGTGGGTTGGCTATCACGACAGGGTTGGGAGGGTGCTGGCCGGAGCCGGCAGCGGCGGTGTGTGGGTTGAGTTCGAGGCCGGCAAATACGTCGGCTGCCCCATCAAGCACTTGAGCAAGCCATGAAGATCCTCGGCGTTGAGTACGACCCGCTGACGGGTGTCAAGACAACCTATGGGGCCGAGGACGGAAAGATGATCGTCAAGACGGAGCAGGACGTTGCTCCGCATCTTGACTACACGCAGGCGCTGCGTAACGACCCGGACTACGCCAAGCGCGGCATCAAGCAGAACTTCCAGCACGTCGGGCACATCCCGAACTCGGTCGTAGCCAAGATGCTCACCGAGGATGGCTTCGATGTGATGCGCTTCCCGGCGCGCGAGGTGGTCAAGTTCCTTCGCAAGAACTGGGACAAGTACGGCAAGCTGATCGTCACGGCATCGGGGCGCATCTGATGGAGGAACTCGGGTACTACAAGCACATCGAGTCGATGCTTGATGAGGAGCCCGACGAGGCTGCCAGGCGCTGCACGGCGCTTCTTGACAAGGACTGCGACGACCACCACGCCATGTTCCTCATGGCGTCGGTCTTCCTGCGGGGAGAGAAGTACGGCGTCTCTTCGCTGTTCTTCCGCCGCATCACCGAGCTGGTGCCCAAGCGCTCGGAGCCGTGGAACAACCTCGGCATGTGCTTCGGCGGCATGAAGCAGCACCACAAGGCCCGCCAGTGCTACCTCAAGGCATGGGATCGCGAGAAACGGCCTCTGTACGCCGCGAATGTCGGGTGTACACACATGGAAGAGCGCGACTACAAGCGCGCCATCGAGTGGTCAGAGACTGCGCTGCGGATGGACCCGACATGCGTGACTGCGCTCAATACTCGCGGGCTGTCGCGCATCGCTCTCGGTCAGTGGAAAGACGGCTGGAAGGACTGCAGAGCCCAGATCGGCGGCAAGTTCCGCAAGCGCCTCCAGTTCCTCAACGAAGGGATGTGGGACGGCAAGCCCGGCACCAACCTCGTGATCTACGGCGAGCAGGGGCTTGGTGACGAAATCATGTACGCCTCCTGCGTGCCGGATGCCGCTCGTGAAAACACGGTTGTGCTCGAGTGCGATCGCAGGTTGGAGGGCCTGTTCCGACGCTCGTTCCCGCAGATCGCGGTCTACGGTACGCGGCTGGCGAAAGAAATCGAGTGGCCGAACAGCCACAAGATCGACGCCAACATTCCGTGCGGGCAATTGCCTGAGTTCTACAGGCCGACGCCTGACTCCTGTCCTGGTACTCCTTACCTAGTGGCCGACCCTGAGCGGCGCATCCAGTGGCGTGCGCTGTTCGACTCGTGGGGGCCGAAGCCAAAGATTGGCATTGCGTGGAGTGGCGGCAGCAAGCACAACAACCCCGAGGCGCGTTCGGCCGGCATCGATGCATTCCGCCCGCTGATTCAGGCCATCGACGCGGACTGGATAAGCCTTCAGTACAAGGGCGACACGCTGCGCGAGATCGAGGAGGCGGGGCTTCCGGTCAAGCACTACAAGCGCGCCAGCGAGTCGGAGGACTACGACGACACCGCAGCGCTAGTGGCCGAACTGGATCTCTACATCGGTGTGCATACGAGCGCACACCATCTCGCTGGTGCGTTGGGCGTGCCGTCCATCGTGTTCACCAACGAAAAGAGCAACTGGAACTACCAGCCAGAGCTGCGCAAGTTCCCTTGGTATCAAACGACCACGTTGTTCCCGCAGAAGCCGGGCGAGACGTGGACTCAGACTATGGAGCGACTAGCAAATGATCCCGCTCTACTGCGGATTCGACCAGCGCGAAGCGGCGGCGTATCACGTCTTCTGCCAATCGGTGATTCAGACCGCTACCAGCCCAGTAGCGTTCTACCCGCTTGCGCTGAAGCTGCTGCCTGAGTACACCGAGACTCACACCGACGGCTCCAACCAGTTCATCTACAGCCGCTTCCTCGTCCCGTTCCTCCAGGACTATCGCGGCTGGGCCATCTTTGCCGATGGCGACATGCTCTGCCGGGCCGACATCTCGGAACTGTGGGCCATGCGTGACCAGCGGTATGCGGTCATGGTGGCGAAGCACAACTACTCCTCAAAGGCACAGAGGAAGTACATCGGCACGTCGCTCGAGACGCACAACGCGGTCTACCCGCGCAAGAACTGGTCAAGCGTGATGCTGTGGAACTGCGGCCATCCGGCGAACCGGATCCTGACGCCGAAGTACGTTGAGGAGCACTCCGGCCGCGTCCTGCACCGCTTCGAGCACCTGCACGATGAGCAGATCGGCGATCTGCCGCGTGAGTGGAACTGGCTGGCTAGCGAGTACGAGCACAACCCGGATGCCAAGCTTGTGCATTACACGCTGGGCGTGCCGGGCATGGAGCACTACAAGGACTGCGACCACTCGGCGGAATGGCATCTCACCAAGCAGGCCGTCAATCACATCGAAGCGTGAACGTCACGTTCAAGCACTGCGGAGAGCACCTCGCCTCCAGCCGCTACAGGGCTCTCATCCCAACCGTTGAGCTAGCGAAGCTCGGCATCGGCCCAGGCCCTGAGTGGGTCGTGATGGGCAAGCACAACTGGAACTGGGACGAGCAGACGGCCGGCTACAGCAAGAAGTGCTTCGATGTCTGTGACGACAATTTCGACCACCCACAGTGGGGCGAGCACTATCACCTGTGCTGCCTGAAGGCCGATCTGGTGACGTGCAACAGCGCGGAGATGCAGCGCATCATCCACGAGCGCACGGGCAAGGATGCCATCGCGATCCCGGACCCCTACGAACAGCCAGAGAAGCCGCCCCGCGTTCACGACAAGCTGCTGTGGTTCGGCCACCGGACCAACCTGCGCGACTTGGCCCCATGGGTGGGCAAGCTCAAGAACCTAGAGGTGGTCTCCAACTTCGAAGGCACCACACCATGGAGCCCGCAGGAGATGGATCGCGCTTTTGATAGGGCCGGCCTGGTCGTGATCCCTACCGGTAAATCCATGGCAAAGTCAGCCAACAGGGCGATCGAATCCCTCCGCAGGGGCCTGTTCCCTGTGTGCGGATACCTCCCATCATACGGTGACCTCGGGGTTTATGTTGGCGATATTGGCGATGGCGCGAAATGGGCGCTATCCCACCAAGACGAGGTTATCTCGCGCATTAAGCGTGCCCAGGCATATATCCGTGGTGAGTATTCGCCGCGCAGGATTGGAGCGCTATGGAAAGCAGCCCTATTCGGCTAAACTTGGGCGCAGGCGCGCAGCGGTTCCCTGGGTTTATTTCGGTAGACCTTGCGAATAACTGGACCAGCATCCAACCCGACGTGGTTGCCGATGTGACGGGAGGGCTGCCGTTTCCCGACGACTATGCCGACGAGGTTCACGCCTACCACGTCTACGAGCACATCTACCGCTGGAAGAGCGAGGACGTGCTGAAAGAGTGGATCCGGGTTCTGAAGCCCGGCGGGCTCCTGGTGCTGGAAATGCCGTGCCTGGACAAGATCCTGGACGCATTCATCTGGTACGCAGAACGCCAGAAGCCAGCGCCGATCCACCTGACGATGTGGGGCCTGTTCGGTGACCCTCGGTACAAGAACGAGGCCATGTGCCACCGCTGGTGCTATTCGGCATCAGAACTGCGTGACCTCCTGACCTACGCCGGGCAAGTCGATATCACCGAAGCGGAGCCACAGACGCACCAGCCAGTGCGCGACATGAGGTTTGAGAGCAGGAAGCCATGGCGACAACCTACAGTGCCCTGAAGACCGAGATTGCGGACTTTGTGAACCGCAGTGACCTCACGTCTGTCGTTGACACGTTCATCGACCAGGCCGAGGCGGAGATGCAAATCAGGGTGAAGGAAATCGAGTTCGAGACGCGCTCGACGGTCACGGTGACGGCTGGCGTTGCGACGCTGCCCACAGGCTGGCTTTCGGCTCGCTCCGTGATCTGGAACGGCGACACCGCTCGCAGGTTGTCCTACGTGACCCCCGACAAGCTGGAGATGGTCAACGCCAGCAGTCCGTCATTCGTGAACTACTACACCATCGTCGGCGCACAACTGCGGTTCGCTGACGACGGCGACGGCTCGGTGATCGCCACCTACAACGCCAAGTTCACGCCGCTCTCCGACTCCAACACCTCGAATTCGATCCTGGCCGAGTTCCCATCGGCCTACCTGTACGGTGCACTGAAACACGCTGCGGTGTACCTGAAGGACTTCGAGGCTGCACGCAACTACGAGGCGCTGTTTGACCAGCAGATGGCGCTTGTGATCGCCAACAACGCCGAGCGCAAGTACGCAGGAGCGGCGCTTCAGGTGAGGCCGGCGTGAGTCGCATGAAGAACTGGCGGGGTTGCCGTGCTCTAGAAGCCCCAGCAGGAGGGTCGCGCCCGGTTTGGCTACCGGTTACCCCGCCCACTGCGCCGAAGCGCCGCCAGTCCGAGGATGACTATACATCATGATCGAGCTTCTCGGCTTCTCGCCCGACCTGGATCCGACGACGCCGGGGGTCATCACCGACTGCACCCAGCTTGTGCCGTCAGACAAGGGTATGGCGTCAGCGCCGTCTCCTGTCGATCCTGGATCTGACGTGCTCGTGGCCGACTGCCGAGGGGCTGCAGTGCTCCAGAACACCGCCGGCACGAGGCGCACCATTGCTGGCACGCAATCGAAGCTGTACGAGCTATCCGGCACGTCTTGGGCTGACGTTTCCACTGGCACCTATACCGGCTCGGGCGAGAACCGCTGGAGCTTTGCCCAGTTCGGCGACGTGGCGCTGGCATCGAATGATGTCGTCGCTCTCCAGTCGTCCACCTCCGGCACCTTCGCGACCATCGCAGGCTCGCCCAAGGCACGGATGATCGTCGCGGCCAAAGACTTCGTGCTGGCATTCGATACCAACGACGCTGGCTTTGGCGACTCTCCAGACCGTTGGTGGTGCAGCGCCTACCAGGATGCGTCGAGCTGGACGATCAACGCTTCGGTGCAGGCCACCTCTGGCCGCCTGATCGGTTCTGGCGGTGCCATCACCGCAGCCATCCGGTTCGGCCAGCAGGTTATTGCATTCAAGCGTTCCGACATGTTCGTCGGCTCCTATGTCGGGCCGCCGCCGGTCTGGCAGTGGGACCAGGTTCCTGGCGATGTCGGCTGCATTGGCCCTGAGGCGGTGTGCGACATCGGTGGGCGAATCGTGTTCGTTGGCGATGACGATATCTGGCTGTACGACGGTACTCGGCCTATGCCTATCGCATCGGCGCTCCGACAGTGGTTCTTTAACGACTCGAGCGCGACGTACCGCTATCGGACCATCGTCACCCACGACAAGCAGAACGGCAGGGTGTGGTTCTTCTACCCGTCTGCAGCCAGCACTACGGGCCAGCCAGACTCGGCTGTTGTCTGGCATCGCCGCAATGGCCGCTGGGGAAGGGCGAACCGCACCATCGAAGCGGCTTTCCAGTACGTCACGCCGGGCCTGACATGGGACACGCTCAACACGCTTTCCAGCACCTGGGACGCACTGCCGGATATCCCTTGGGACTCTCAGTCGTGGCAAGCCGGAGGCCGGGCGCTGGCGGTCTTCGACAGTACTCACGACATCAAGACGCTATCCGGGGTTGGGGCTGATAGCACGCTGACGCTCGGAGACTACGGTGAGGACTACCGGGACACGTTCGTCCGTAGCGTG